CTTGTAAAAGAGGCTATACAAATTTATGGTCATGATGTTTATTACATGAATCGTACTCTTGTTGCTGAAGATACAATCTTGGGTGAAGATTCTCTTTCCAAGTTTAACATGCAGCATCCAATAGAAATGTACATGGAAGATTCTGAAGGTGGCTTTGCTGGTGAAAAAGAATTGATGAGTCAATTCGGTTTACAGAATTTAAGTGAAGCAACATTCGTTGTAAACAAGTCAAGATTTCAAGAACTAGACAGACAGGTACAAATCGAATCGGGCACGGATACTTCTTCCAGTGGTTCGATACTTTTAGAAAGTGGAACCATAGATCAGTCATCTTCATCCAGTGTTTTGTCTACAGTTTCGGGTGATGAGAATTTTTATATCATACAAGATACTGCGGCAACTGATTCAGATCGCCCTAACGAAGGGGATTTAATATATCATCCTATTTTGAGTAGAATTTTTCAGATCAATTTTGTAGACCATGATGATCCATTTCATCAGTTGGATAATAATCCTGTATATAAAATGCGGTGTAGATTATACGATTACAGCTCTGAAGTTCTTGATACTGGTATCACTGAGATTGATGAAATTGAAGATAATCTATCTGTTGATACTTTGGGTTATCAATTTACATTAGAACAATCTTCTGCTCAAAATGAAGAGATTTCAATTCAACATTCTGTTGGTAATTTTGGATTACTATTAGAAGAAACAGATGGAGACAATATCGTGGGTGAAAATGATTCTAGCTCTGTTGGTGAAAACATTCTCCTTGAACATAGTGCTGATACTGGTCACGGTGGATGGTTACTACAAGAAGGATATATAGTAGGTGACTTTGATACAGATAAGACTGCTCAAAATGAATTGTTTGAATCTAAAGGACAAAACATTCTAGACTTTAGTGAGTCAAACCCATTTGGAGATGCAGGGAGTAAATCGTAATGTTAGGACAACAATTTTATCACGAAACAATGAGAAAGGTTATCATTTCATTTGGTACAATGTTTAATGATATTCACCTTGTTCGTAAAGACAACAATGGCACAATAACACAATCTATGAAAGTTCCTCTTGCCTATGGTCCAAGGGAGAAGTTTCTTGTGCGATTGCGTGAGGATGCTGACCTAACAAAACAGGTTGCTCTCACACTACCAAGAATGGGTTTTGAAATAAAGAACCTTTCGTATGACTCTGCACGAAAACTAAATCGAGTTCAAAGATTTAAGACAGTTAAGGGGTCCGAAACAAAGCAGCTAGATACACAGTACATGCCTGTTCCATATAATCTTGATATTGAGTTGTATGTGATGGCAAAACAGTCTGATGATGCTTTACAAATTGTTGAACAGATACTTCCATACTTTCAGCCAGATTATACTATCACGGTTGCTGATCTTGGTGGTGGAACAAAGAGAGATGTTCCTGTAGTTTTAAACAGCATCACCTATGAGGATAATTACGAGGGTGAGTTTGAACAAAGACGAGCGCTTATCTATACCTTGGCATTTACCGCAAAGTTTTATCTCTATGGTCCTGTATCATCAAGTAAGGTTATCAAGACTGTTTCGGTTGACCAGTATACAGATATGCCAGACAAGTCACCAAGACGTGAACAAAGATATACGGTCACACCTAATCCATCAACAGCAGATGCTGATGATAACTTCGGGTTTAATGAGACTACATCTTTCTTCCAAGATGCACAAGAATATGATGAGAAAACTGGCGATGATGAAGAAAATTGATAAAGAGTTGGGTATTATTGAAGCAGATCAAGGACGTTCCGATATTGCCGGACCAATCATTACACACCAAGATTATGGTGATGTAAATGATGCTGAAAATGACTACAAATACCAAAGAGAAAACTTTTACAACTTGGTTGAACGTGGCAATGATGCGATTGAGGGAATACTCGAGCTTGCAAAAGAAGGTGAGCATCCAAGAGCATATGAGGTTGCTGGTAATCTTATTAAACAAGTCGCAGAAGTTACTGAAAAACTAGGTGAATTGCAAGACAGAATGAAAAAATTATCTGAGGTTCCAAATAACGCACCTCAGAATGTTACTAACGCATTATTCGTGGGTTCTACAGCAGAGTTACAAAAACTAATTAAAGGTAAGTAATGCAACAGACAGCCTACTTAGGTAATCCAAACTTAAAAAGAACTGGAACCACTGAGCAATTCAGTGAAGAACAGATAGTAGAATATCAGAAGTGTTCTCAAGACCCTCTGTATTTTATTGAAAATTATGTGCGAATTGTTTCATTGGATCATGGTTTGGTTCCGTTTGACATGTATGACTTTCAAAAAGGAATGGTAACATCTATGCATGATAATAGATTTACTATTCATAAACTTCCTCGGCAGTCTGGTAAATCAACAATTATTATATCATATCTTCTTCACTATGTTTTATTTAATCCTAATACGAATGTTGCTGTGCTTGCGAACAAATCAAATACCGCAAGAGATATCTTAGGTAGGCTTCAGCTTGCATATGAAAATTTACCACAGTGGATGCAGCAGGGAATTATTGCATGGAACAAGGGTAACATAGAACTCGAAAATGGGTCAAAGATAGTGGCAGCTGCAACATCATCAAGTGCTATTCGTGGTGGTTCATACAATATAATCTTTCTTGATGAGTTTGCATTTGTTCCTTCTACAATTGCGGAGCAGTTCTTTTCATCTGTTTATCCCACAATTACATCTGGTCAAAATACAAAAGTCATCATTGTTTCTACTCCACATGGTATGAATCAATTCTATAAGCTATGGGTAGATGCTCAAGAAGGTCGGAATAATTATATTCCTACAGAGGTTCATTGGAGTGAAGTTCCCGGCAGGGATGAGAAATGGAAAGAAGAAACGATTCGCAATACATCCGAATCGCAGTTTAATTCTGAATTTGAATGTGAGTTCTTGGGTTCTATTGATACTCTTGTTTCTCCTGTAAAGTTAAAACAGATGACTTACAGAACACCAACTCAATCAAATTCTAATCTAGACATATATGAAAGACCAAAGGAAGGCAACACTTACCTTATGACAGCTGACGTTGCAAGAGGCACACAGAATGATTACTCTGCCTTTCTGGTGTTTGATGTCACACAAATACCGTATAAAGTGGTTGCAAAGTATAGAGATAATGATATTAAGCCTCTATTGTTTCCAAGCAAAATATATGAGGTCGCAAGAGCATATAATCAAGCATTTGTATTGATTGAAGTAAATGACATAGGAGAATCGGTAGCAAATGCTATGCAGTTTGACTTGGAGTATGACAACCTAATTATGGCTTCCATGCGTGGCCGCGCAGGACAAGTCCTTGGAGGGGGCTTCTCTGGGGGCAGAGCACAATTAGGAGTAAGAACGACTAAGGCAGTCAAAAAGATAGGATGTTCTAATCTAAAACAATTATTAGAAGATAATAAACTTATTATAGAAGATTATGATTGTATTAACGAATTATCTACATTTATTGTAAAGGGTAGTTCATTTCAAGCAGATGATGGTTGTAATGATGATTGCGTGGCTTGTCTATTTATTTTTGGGTGGGCAACAGATCAGACTTACTTCAAGGAATTGACTGATAATGATATAAGAAAAACAATGATGGCAGAACAGCAAGACATGTTAGAGCAGGATATGGCTCCATTTGGTTTTGTTATTAATGGTCTTGAGGATGAGAATGTCGGTGAAATGGTTGATGAATATGGAACTCGTTGGGCCCCAGTTGTAAGAGATTATAATACAGATTGGTAACTATATAAACTCAATTAAATCATTATCTAGTTTGATCCAACAGTTTGAACACACGATATGTGATTGGTTGATAAGATCAAATACTTCTTTTCTGCTATCATCATTAGTTCCAACTCGTTTTGTTATCTTGCGAATTTCTGAATTGTGAGGATAAAACTTGAGACATATGGTTTCACTTTCACCACAATGTTCACAAGACTTTTCTGCAAGAAATTCATTTAAAAGAACTATTCTTTTTCGGTAGTTGCGCCGAGCAACTTTCTTGATAGTGTCTTTATATTTTTCATAATGTTCATTAGGCATCGTTTTATATTTATAAGTTATTAAACATCTAAATTCCCCATGTGTAGAGTTGAATTTTTATAAATATTTTAAAACAAAAAACTCTTATAATCGACTATACAAGGAGTAAAAAAATGGCTTTTCTCGTTTCTCCCGGCGTTCATGTCCAAGAAGTGGACTTGACAAATGTTATTCCGGCTGTGGCAACAACTACTGGTGCGATTGCTGGTGCCTTTGAAAAGGGCCCTGTTTCTTCTGTTGTAACCATATCCTCAGAAGAAGAATTAGTTAATATTTTTGGTGAACCAAAAGGAACAGACAATATGTTTGAAACTTGGTTCTCTGCATCATCTTTTCTACAGTATGCAGATCAACTGCAAGTTGTTCGTGCAAGTTCTGCTATTGTCAATGCTGGTGCGGATAGTGGTATCCTCATTCGTGACGATGATCATTATCTTGCAAGCTTCTCAACAGGACAAGGTTCACATGGTGAGTGGACTGCTCGTTCTGCTGGAACTTGGGGTAATTCAATCGGCGTACAGATTTGTCCAAGTGCAACTGCGTATGAACAGAACCTTAGTACAAATCAGTTAGTTAACGGTGCTGCAAGTGCTGGTGCTGAAACAGTCACAGTTGATGATGCTGATGCAAGTGGTTATGCATTTAATGTGGGTGATATGATTTCTTTCTATTCAGACAATTCTGGGTTAGTTCCAGTTGACGAATTTAATGAGTATGAGGTTACAGCTATTAATACTTCAACTAACGTA